AAGGTAAGAAAATGAAAAAATTCCTAGTAAAAATATGGGCTTATGATCACTATGCTTCTTTTGAAGTAGAAGCAGAGGATAATGCTCAATCTATAGAAAAATCCATCCTTGACAAAATTGGAGAAAAGAGTATAGTTTGGGAATCAACGGGAATGTTTTCGGACAAACCTAATAGAATAACCTATGAGGAGGTTATAGATGGTACAAGACCTGTACAAACACAAAAGGTCCTTGGAGTTGAAGTGGCAGTTGGAGTATGAGCAAGAAGGTAGATATACTCTTAATATGGTCAGAATTGATGACAAAATTAGAGAAGTCATCACTGACATTAAACTTGAAGAAGCTAAAATTGCAAATAGACAGAATGCAATTGATGATGCTGCCGCCCAAGTTTCTGTGGCAACTTAAATAAAGCCACATCGCTGAAATCGTATATTTCTGTAAGGATCTCTTGCACTTTATTAAAAATTCATATATAATTTAATCACTATACAATTAATTTAGAACATAGACGAGTATAGTCGACGGCCTAGAGACTATGTTCAGAAACTAGGAGGATATAATTATGGCAAATACAACATTTAGCGGTCCGGTTCGTTCAGAGAACAACGTACAGCTAATCAGTAAAACAGCATCTACAGGTTTAGTTCACGACAGAACTCAATGTTTTGGATTACATGATGCAAGAAGATATTATCTTTATGAGCCTTTCTATCAAAGACCAGGCCTTAATGCGATAAATATCATCGACCCTGACGCGGATGATGCATCAGCGTTAGCAGTAACACAAGCAGCGAACAAAAACTTTGAAACATTAGGTACTAACATGACGACTGCTTTAACGACTTTTCCAGGAACTCAAGCAGGAATCTTAATGACAACTGCTGGTGCAGACCAGGATCAGTCAATTCTTTTACCACATTTAGATACTAACCAATCAGCTTGGTCTAAAGTTCTATGGGGTACTGAGAATCAGGTTGAATGGGAATGTTCAATTTCTCTACCTGCACTTGATAACCAAAAAGTTTGGGCTGGTTTAAAGTTAACTAATGATCAATTAGTTGCAACTGATGACGACCAAATTTTTTTCAAGTTTCAGTCAGATGCTACTAACTCTGAAGCATTCACTACTTTTGCTAACTGGCACTTAGTGCATAGTATTGGTGGTACTGATTACATCAGTAGACTTCCGATTGCAGTGGCAGCAGATACGCTTTATCACTTAAAAATTAAAATTGACAGTGATAGAAAAGCGACCATTTTTGTTAATGGTGTACAGTACAATGTTACTACTACATCAGGAAGCACAGGTGGTACAGCAGTAACAGCTGTTGAACCTGGTAAACAGGTAACTAAAACTGATGCTTTAACTAATGATGTGGATTTAATTCCATACATTGGTATTGAAGCAGGTGCAGCAGCAGCCGAAGCAATAAACGTACACTACCAATCAATGAGTAGACACGTTTTTGAATAATAAATAAAATATGATGGGGCTTCGGCCCCATCTAGTAATCTTAATTAAGGAGGGATTATGGCAGACACAGTAACAGGACCAACTATCTTGCAAGAAAATGATGTAAGAGTTGTTATTAAAATAGTAAATCAATCAGACGGAACAGGTGGAACAACTGTATTTGGAGATGTTTCTGCAATGGCAGCAAACGGTGAAGGTGCTTCTTGTTTGCACTTAGTATTACAAAGACTTTGGTTTTCATGTCAAGGTGGCGATGGAGGAGATTCATACGCACGTTTAGACGAAGAAGATGACGATGGTGATATTCCAATTATTGGTTTAACAGGAACAGGCTATTGGGATTTTAGAGAATTTGGCGGAATGAAAACTGACAAATCATCAAATACTAATCAAAGTGATGTTAATTTTGTGGTACCAGGAACAGCTGATGCCGCAAACATGTATACGGTTGTAGCAGAATTTAAAAAGTTATATTAGGAGGTAGAGCATGGCTAATACTACTTCTGGAACAGTAACGTTCGACAAAACATTTGCTGTTGATGAAATTATACAAGAAGCTTATGAGCGAATTGGTATTTCAGCAGTAAGTGGTTATCAATTAAAAACAGCAAGAAGATCTCTTAACGTTCTTTTTCAAGAATGGGGCAATAGAGGTTTACACTACTGGGAAGTGGCAGATGCTAATATTGATTTAATTGAAGGACAAGCTGAATATACTTTTTATAGAGCAAGTGGTGATGGCACAAGTTCTGTAACAAACCCATCTAGTATTTATGGTGTTGCAGATATTTTAGAAGCAACATTAAGAAGTAATAGAACACAAACAACTCAATCTGATTCTTCATTAACTAAAATAGCTAGATCAGCTTATTCTGCTTTATCAAGTAAACTATCTAAAGGAACTCCTTCACAATATTTTGTACAAAGATTCGTGGACAAAACAACTTTAACTGTTTATCCAACAGCAGATTCATCTAATGCATCTAAAGACTTACATTTTTATTATGTAAAAAGAATTCAAGATGCTGATGCAACTTATACAGATGCAACAGATGTTCCATATAGATTTGTACCTTGTATGGCTTCAGGTTTAGCTTTTTATTTAGCTCAAAAATTTAATCCACAAATAGTACAACAAATGAAATTGTTGTATGAGGATGAACTGGCACGTGCCCTAGCAGAAGACGGATCTGCAGCAAGCACTTATATAACTCCGAAAAACTATTATCCAAACATATGACAATAATAACTAAAGGAATGGGAGCGATATTAAAAAAATCTAAAAAGATTACAAAACCATATAGACATAATATGCTTCCACAAAATATAGGGCCAAAAACTTCTATTGAAAAATTAAAGTATCATTCTGATTTAAAAAGATTTTATGAAGGTTTTGGTAGAGATCCAAGGAAAAAAGGAAAAAAATAATGACAATAATAACTAAAGGAATGGGAGCTGTAATAAAATATAAAGGTAAATCTAAAGCTATGAAAGAAGCAGGAAAAAAATTTAAAAAACATTTAGATAAAAAGAAGGGAAAAGATTTAGATTGGGATGACGTAAAAGCATCTGCTAAAATCTTTACGAAAAAATAATGGCATACGCAAGAGGAAAAAGAGCATTAGCAATATCAGACAGATCAGGAATGGCTTTTCCATATAATGAAATGGTTAAAGAATGGAATGGAATGTTAGTTCATAAATCAGAGTTTGAATCTAAGCATCCACAATTACAACCAAAACCACATGGTGGAGACATGCAAGCTTTAAAAGATGCAAGACCTGCTAGAGAAGAAAACGACGTTGCACAGCTATTACCAGAAAATCCATTTACAACTTATGCAGCAAGTTCTAGTGTAATAAACGTTCATGCGCCAGGACACGGATTAACAAATGGAACAACATACAGATTTAGAGGCGCACCTAAACTTGCAGGAACTTATGCAAACCCATCATCTTTTGATGGTATAGCAGGGTCAAATATTGCAAAAGCAGCAGGTTATGCTATTAATACAGGTAAATTTGTTGATGGTTCAAGAGTCACGACAAATACATCAGATAATTTCTACTTTACTGTTGACACAAGTACAGCAACAGCAGGTAGCGTGAAAGGAGGAGGGTTTCCAGTCTCAGTTGGACCAGTAACCCTTAGTGCATAATGGCAGGAATAGGAATAGCAAAAAAAGGATTAGGACTTCTTGGTAAAAAGAAGATGAAGAAGCTTTTAAAAAAAAGTAAAGGCGAATATGTTTATATACCGATAACTCAAAAAGAAGGGGTTATTGGTTTTGGAAAAAAAGCTGTTAAAGAAGTAAAAGATTTTGCTAAAAAACAACAAAAAGCAACTGATTCGTTAAACAAACAATTTGGATTAGATAAGGATAAATAATGGCAGGATTTACATATTCAACATTAACAACAGCAATTGGTAATTACACTGAAGTTGGAACTTCTGTATTATCTAGTACTATTACAGATCAGTTTATAGATAATTCAGAACTTAGAATTTTTAGAGATGTGCCAATCGATGCAGATAGAAAAGAAATGGTTGGTAATTTAATTGCTTCAAAAGACAATATTCATGCTCCAGCTGGAGCTTTATTTGTAAGAGGATTACAAGTATATACTTCAACAACAGCTGCAACAGGTGCTAATAGTTGGCTAGAAAAAAAAGATATTAGCTATTTAAGAGAGTATGATGCAGCAGAAACTACTACTGGAACACCTAAATATTACGCCATGTCTGATAGTGGAGCAACAGGAATAGGTGGGGCTTCATCAGGAAGAATAACAATTGTGCCTACTCCAAGTTCAGCTTTTATGTACAAAATTCACTATAATGCTAGGCCTCTAGGATTAAGTTCAGCAAATACTACAACTTATCTTAGCACTAATTTTGGAAATGGACTTTTATATGCATGCTTGGTAGAAGCATTTAGCTATTTAAAAGGACCCATGGATATGTTACAATTATACGAACAAAAGTATCAAACTGAAGTACAGAAGTTTGGTCAAGAACAAGTAGGGAGACGGAGAAGAGACGACTATACGGATGGAGAACCTCGTATACCTCTTAATGTACCGTCACCGTAAGGATTAAAATATGGCAACACTAACAGTAAAAGTAATAGAAGAAATCACACTAAACAACAACAGTTATAATAATGAAAGATCATTAGATATTTCAAGTGTTAATGAAATTGTTAAAAGAATAGTAACTGTTTCAACTACTGAAACAGGATTACTTGGTTTTGCTACAGCTTCTTCAACAGATTTATCAAAAAGTTATTTAGCAGGTCAATTCGATGAAGACGATGTTAGATATATTAGAATTACAAATTTAGATTCAACTAACCACATTATATTAACATTTAGAGATGAAGATAGTACAGAGTTTGCAATTAAAGTAGACGCTGGACATTCTTTTATTTATCCTGGTGATAATAGTGGTGGAGTTGTAG